GAGGAAAGGTAGAAAGGTCGGCTGCGCGATGGCCTTGGAAACCTCCTCGCGGATCACCTTTGACGCGAGCGCCTTGAACGGAGCCGACGCGATCTTCATGCCGACCACTTCGATCAGGCCGTTCAGGAAACCGCCGGCGACAGCAGCCGGGATAGCCGCGTCATCGGACACTCCCTGCTCGCGCATGTCGAGGTACAGGTTTCCTGCCTCCATCGTTCCGGTTCCAGCCATAACACCTGCCGTTGCGCCAAGTGCGCCACCAGCCACGGTGCCCGCCGGACCTGCCAAGCTGCCGAGCGCAGCGCCGCCAACGGCCGCCGTGCCGATAGTGCGGAGTTGGCTGACGTTCTGCGCGATCATCTCGGCCGCTGAACCAACCAGTCCCTGCTGGCCGAGCGCCTGCATGCGCTGCGTGAGTTCTTTGGCACGGTCGAAATCGCCAGGTTCAGCAAACCCAGCCATCGCCTTCGCACCAATATCGCCGCGCTCGGACACAATTGCCCCGCGCTCGTAACCCGCGCCGACCACACGGAACAATCCGCCCTGGGTCTGAAGCATCGCGGCCTCGAGTACCAGCGGTTGAAGCTTGGAGAGGATGCCGACATCATCACTTGCTTGGGCAGCAAACTCGCGGTCAGCCAGGTAGCGGGCGAGGACCGGGTCTTTCCGCAGGAGATCCATGCGCTCCGTGTCCTGAACCATCGCCTGCCGGCGCATTTCCGCCATGTTCCGCAGCGCAATGTCCTGACCAACGCCGAATCGCTTGCCAAGAACGTCGGCCTGCGCCGCCTCGTCGGGGTTCACCTCGGATGCAGCCATGAGCGAGGAAGCCATGTCCTGCTTCCGCTGCGCCGCAATGTCCTGCACGGCACGATCAATGTCCATGTCCACGGGTTCCGGCGCTGGCATCGGGACGCCAGACATGCCGGCCACCGCCTTCTCAATGGCGTCGAAACCGGGGTCCGTGGGATTCTGGGAAGGCGCGAAACGCGCCATCTGCTGGTTGATATCGGGTTCGATCATTGAGGCTTGCCTGCGCGGAGCCAAGCCTCCGCGATGTTGCGGATGTCAGTCGGTAGTCCAGAACGCTCGAGCGCGGTGCGGATTTGCGTCATTCGTGCCGGCGGGATATCGCGGAGCATGATGTCCTGCTTGTCAACGGTCACATATGCCTGTGCGAGTTCACCAGGTGCCATCGACGCGAACGGAATTTCGGGATCACTACCCCATCGGCTGACGAACACCTTGTCGAGAACGGTGCGGTCAATGATGCGCTGCTTCTCGTCGCGTGAGAGCTGGCGCCCAACACGCTCCTGCTCAACGTTGATGAGCGTCTTGATGTTGTCTCGCATGTAGAGCGACTGCGCCGCAGCTTCCTTATCCCCGCGTGGAGGGTCAGCGAGCTTGGTGAAACCGTTCCGAGTCAACGTGGCCTTGAGCTGATCTTCGTCGATGGTCGCGGCGACGATGCGGTCCGGCTTGTTTCGCTCCGACATCAACTTGACGAAAGTCGCATGCGTCATCTTGTTGCGGTTGCGCTCAAGCCAGTCGCCCTCGGCGACAAGTGCCGGGTTACGTGCAACCTGCTCCATCACCGTCATCTCGTCCTGCTGCCGCTGGCCTGCCATGTACTTGGCTCGGTCAACGGGCCGGAGGCGGCCGAACTGATCTGCCGGCATATCGGCGAGGCTGTTACCAGGCACGGCGAGGAACTGCTCCGTGTTGTCGATCAGCGTGCGGTATTCCTGCTCAATCAAGGCATCGTCCTGCGCGAACTGCGTCCGCAATTCAGCCTGGACAAACTTGCGAGTCTGGTCATCCGCAATCTGATCGGTCAGAACCAACGCTTCGCGCAAGGTCGTCGGCGGCTCGACCGGGCCATCCTTCTGCTGCCAGTAGGTGTCCGGGTCGCTCTTGGACATCAGAAGCCCGGTGTCCTTGATGCTCGCTGCCAGTTCGCCAACCACCGACCGCTGACGGTTTGCATCAACGGAATCCGCGAGCGCCTGGCGAGTCTTGCCGTCGAGGCTTTCCACGGTTGCCGAGTCGGACAGGAACTCGCTGGCACCTGCGTAGTTCTTCTCGGCCATCAGACCATTTACGATCCCGACCGCCATCCGGTCGTATACCTTCTGCTCGAGCTGCTTCATCTGCGCCGAGTCAGGCGCGTAGCCCATGAGCTGGCCGGCCTTGCGGATCTCATCGACGGCCGTGTCGGCGTTGGCCGCATACTGAATCAGGCCGACCGGGCGTCCCTCTGCATCTTTCAGTCCGCGCTGCGAATACGCCTGGATGGCATAGTCGGCGCTCAATTCGGCGCGGGCCGTGGCCTCGTTCGTCTGGTAGACGCGAAGCTGCTGCACACGGTGCTGGCCCATGCGGCTCTGGAAGATGCCCATGTTCCGTGCAAGGATCGGGGAGAGCATCCGACGCTGCACGTCGTTGTCGAGCATGCCCATCGCCGACTGTCCCGCCTGGGATAGTTCGGCCTGCATGGCGTCGTAGTTCACCTCGGCATCCTTGCCGATCATGGACGAATACTTATCGGCCACCGCCTGCATGCCCCTGCCAGCCGCTACGTCGGCTTCCTTGGTCTTCGCCTCGTCGATACCGTCTTGGATCGCCGAGCCGAGCCGGAACGCCGCCATGCCCGTCTGCGTGAGCTGCTGACCAAACCGTGCGACCTGCGGCGCTGCCAGGTTCTCAGCGGGGGCGATGCCGGGGGCGGCGAAGTCGCCGATGTCGCCGGCCCCCTGCGGGGCGACCTGCGGGATGAAGCTGGTGGGTACGGTCGGCATGGGTCAGATCCTCTGCGTGGAGACGCCCTCGAGCAACTCCTCGATGCGGCGGTTGCGCGCCCAGGTGGTGGCGATTTCGGTCGCACTGCCAAGCAGGCTCGTGCCGGCAGCAAGGCCGGGGTAAATCGTGTTGGCGGTGGACTGGAGGTTCTGCGCGGAAATGTCGGCCATCGTGGCACCGACTCCGATGTTGAAGGCCCGCAACCTTGCGGCCTCCTGCTCGCGCACAGTGGACGCGTTGATGTTCAGGCGGTCGATTTCCTTGACGAGGTCCATGCTGCCGATGATTTCCTTGGCGCTGCCAGCACCCAGGACGGCACCGCGTGAAGCAAGTGCTGCCTGCGCGCTTGCACGCGCCTGCCCTGCACGCATGGAGTACTGCCCAAACCGAGCCGCGCCCTCGCGGCCAATCTGCCCCGCCGTGAACTCGGCAGACCGCTGGTTGATTCGGCCCATCTCGGCCGCACACCGCTGGTTCTGGGCTTGCATCTTAAGCTGGTTCTGCTGGCTCTGCGCCGCATAGAACGAGCCGATGGCGCCCGTAATCGAACCGAAGACTCCCGCGATGGGGCCGGCAACCGTCATGGCCTGGGCAAACTGCGAGGCGAATGATGGGGACGTTGTTCCAGCGCCGACCGCATACGACTGCCCGGTCAGCAGGGTCGGTCCGATTGGACTGGTGGAGAATGGAACCTGTACGACTGCCATGTCAGCCTCCGATGCTCACTTCAAGGGTCAATCCGACGATGGTGAGAGGAAGTGGGTCAGACTGACGCACATAGATGCGACCAGCCTGTTGCCACGTCGGCGTGAGATTGACGTTGATTTCGTCGGTCTTGAGCGCAGGCGGTGAACCGTATGGCTCCGTGGTGCGTTGCTTGGCCTCAACGAGCTTGTCTGCATCGGGGCCAACGAAGATTCCACTTGAACGGTAAACGCGCAGCCATGCCTGGTTGACGTTCTTGGCACGCCCCTGGCCGAACGCCTCCATCTGAAGTGCCATCGGGAGCGTCTCAAGATCGCTGACGTAAGGGAGGCCAACATGCACGACCGTGCTTGCACGCTGCAACACGGCCACCCCGCCCGTTACCGTCACCTGCGGCATCACGGCACCGTCCGCAAGGATGCTGACGGTCTTGCCCTCAAGGTGCGTCAGGCCGGCCACCGTGTCGCGTGCGAACGACCATACGGCCGTTGCCACGCCACGCAGCGCCACTGGCAGCACAAGATCAGTCCGTGCCGTCGCCACCGTGGTAGAGGTCGTGGACAGGATCGTCAGGCGGTACGTGTTCCCGTTCGCATCGGTCAGGACGATGGCGTCGCCCACGTCCGTGGTGGCAGGGAACTGGAACAGCGCGCTGCTCGCCGTGATCGTCAGCACGTCGGCTGGACCCCAGGTCGTGCCGCCAGTCACCGTGACCGTGGTCGCAGTCGTATTCGTACCGTCGTAGGTCAGGCCGCTGTCCACGAAGAAGCAGTCTTCGATGTCGCCGATCTGCCGGCTGGCGAACCGTTCGACGTAACGCTTCGTCACCCCGCCGATGGTTCGCTTGACGATGACGTACAGGCGGTCCTCGGCACCCTCGGCAACGGCAGCGCACGTCTCAAAGTCGCCGTCCGTTTCGTGCTGGTGCCATGCGCCGATCTGCTGCTCCGGGATGTATGTCAGCCCGAGCATGCTGCCCGTGCTCGAGATGAACCACAGCAGCGGCTGCGGAGCCTTGCTGTAGCACATGTCCGTGATATCGAAGTTGTCGAACAGGTGCGTGGACCTGATCGACAGGTCGCCAGTAACGAACCCGCTCGCCTGCCACGAATAGCCAAGCTCGCGCACATGGCCGTCACGCGCAGAGCAGTAAACCACCGTGTTGTTCACGATGGACGGCTGCACGTTGTTTGCACCTACGTATGACTGCGGACGCACCGAGATGGTGGTCGGCGAGATCACATCGCTGTTCACCGGGCTGATGCGCCATTCGGCGGCGCTCGTCAGCGCGAGCAGCTGCGTCAACGGGACAAGGTGGCGGATCGTGTTGGCTTCCCGTGCGGCGACGCGGAAGTTAATCCGGTCTGTGTCCTGCAACGGGATGTGAAAGGACATGTCGCTCTCGGTGCCAGTGCGCGTCATCCACAGCGTCTGCGGAGAGTTGGTCGTGCCAGCGAACACGCGGCGCTGCTCAAAGTAACTGACCGCGCCTGGATAATTGCCACTCGAATTAAACACCACCTCCAGGATTGGCGGCGTGATGCCGAGATCCGGGGCGATGTTGTTGTCCCTGAACGACGTGGTGTCGCTCTGACCGATCAGACCATACAGTCCGTTCTGACGCTTGTAGATGTTGTAGCGAGAAGCGCCAGACACGGCCGACCACGAAATCGTGTTGCTTGAACCCTGCGCGTTGAGGTTATTGATGACGTTCGCCGACGAGCTTGGTGCGCTCTCGTCGATACCGTTCGCCGCGAGTGCGGTCACGACGTAGTAACTGTCGAAATCCAGCGCCTTGTCACCGAACTGCACGAAGCCGCCGCTCGTCCACGACACCAGCGCGGTGGTGTCCAGCGGGACGCCAGTGTCGTAGCCCCTGAGCGACAGCGTATTCAGCGCAGGCGTTGAGTTGACCGTGTAGAAACCGTCCGTGAACGTGCCCGTATTCCACAGGCCGCCGTCCACGTAAACAGGGTCGCCGATGTTCAGTCCGTGGTTCCCAACGGTAGTCGCCACGCCAGGGTTGGCAGCCGTGAACGCCGTGATGTTGATCGACTCGCCGCGGTTTGCCGTGGCCGTCAACCCAGTGGGAGTTGACACGCTCGAGGAGAAAGAAATCGTCGTGAGCGTCCACGTGGTCGCCCCAAGCCGGCGCAGTTCACGCGGTGCGTAGTTCGGGTGTACGAGCGTCAGCACGTCGGCCGACTGCACGTAGTGGATGTCGAACAGGTCAGCCTCGGCGTAGGGATTCGGGATCTCGTAGATCCCCGCCGGCAGGGGATACCAGTACGTCGCGTTCGGAGGCGCGTTGCCCGTAGTTGCAGCGATGCAGTAGTAGTTCACGCCGCCGGACGAAACGAGCGCGCCGACCGTGTACGGAGTCGCGTTGTTGTACGCCGCTGGCGTACCAGGCCCGAGCGTCGCGCCCTGCGTGTGGAACCGAAAGTACCCCGCGCCAAGCTCGAGCACCAGCGTCTGCGTGGTGCTAAACGTGAACGGAAGCAGGCGCGTGCGCTTCGTGCTGTCCTTCACCTCGCGCACGAATGCAGTGCCTGGTCGGTTCTCTGCCGGACCCTGCGGAAGCGCGATGAAGTTCAGCAACTTCGCTGCGCCAGTCTGGAACTTCACGTCATCAATCCGGCCCCACATTTCCGGCGACACTTCGCCGCCGGCAAATGACCGCGTGTAGGTTCGGGTAAGCGCCATGTCAGCGTCCAGAGATCCAGGAGGTGATGTGTCCGGGCTTCACGTCGCGCTGGCTTGCGTCGGATGCACGTGCCTGTCCGAGGTAAATGGCAACCATCTGCAAACATCGCTGCCCCTGCCGTGCGCCTTCTTCACCCTTGACGACCGGGCCGGCAAGGAACGACGCGAGCTGCCACGACAATGCAATGGTGAACAACGGGTCGAACTTGGTCGGGTCACTCACCAGTGCCTGATAGCGCAGGAGCGCGGTTTCCTGGTTCGTGTAGATGATCTTGTTCCCGAGCGTGTCCGTCTCAATCACGTATTCCTGCGGCACGTACACGCCGGCGGTCGTGATGGGCGGGTTCGTCCATCCGAAACCGTAGCGGTCGGCTGGATAAGCACGCACCGTGTAATCGTTCTCTGCCTCGGGCGGCAGCACGGCCACGGCGGTCATCATGTCGCCAGGGCATGCGTATGCGTATTTCCACATGGTGTACGGCATCGTCACCTGCGCGAGGCTGACGCGCCGCGATGCGAACGACCACGTATGCATCTGGAGAAGCATGTCACGTGCGACCGGGTAGAACCGGGCGCAGTGCTCTGCCTGTGCTGATCCCTCCGGCGGATCAATGCTTGCGACGGTGGCGTCGTCGCCGAGGTGCGCGAGCGCGAGGTTGCATATCTCGACGACCGATGCCATACGTGCCTCCCGTAGGAAGGGAGGGGCGCCGTGGTTTCCCGCCGACGCCCCTCCCTGTTCACTAACTCGTTACAAGCTCACTCCGTGCCTGCGGACTCGGCCACCTTGCCCTTGCGGAGACGGCGCTGCGGTGCATCGGAAACAGTCGATTCGGTTTCCGCGCCCACCTCTTCGATGTACTCGAGGTGGTGGTTGCGCGGTCCGTTGTACTCGAACACGTCTCCGGGCTGGCGCAGCCCGTTGTCCACGAAGCAGAGAATCTTGGCCTTGACCTTCGGCATGGATAGCTCCTATCAGGCGACCGTGAAGCCGGACGCGTACACCGCACGACCGTCCTGGACGTCCAGCACGATGTCGGCGCTGATGGCGCCAGCAGAGTGCGTACCAGTGGTCACGACCTGCGCGCCAAGGTAACGGAGTCCGGCTGCCGCGATCTGCTGCTGGCTGATCTTGACGGCGACCTGACGGCCGAGAGTGAGGTTCGCAAGCACGATGGGGCCGATTTCGCCAACCACGATGTTGCCGGAGGCAAGCGTGGAAGACGAAGAGGCAACCACTTGGAACGTTGCGTTCGTACCGCCAGCAAGCGCGGTCGTGACGGTGAACACGACTTCCAGGTCAGTACCAGCGCCGATGTCTCGGTTCTGGGTGCCCTGTCCAACCGTGTAGAGCGAGCCGCTCACCGTGGCGGTGTAGGCGGTGTTGCTCTGAAGGTCAACGACATCCGCGTTGACGTACGTGCCGGCGGAAGTGATCGCCCCGGTGCTGCCGAGACGGAGGTTATTATCAAGAATCATTGTGTGTCCTTTCTGCTTTACCTATTAGGTAAGGCGGGCTTCTGCGTTGATGAGGGCATCGACACGGCGGCACGGAACGCCGAGGAACGACAGCCACGAATAGGGAGTACCGAACTGCGACAGACCCTGGTTCACGGCCAGAACGTTCTGGCTGCGATCCATTGCCTTCACGGCAAGTCCGCTGTGAACAGTGCGGTTCATGTAGAAGGCAGCACGGCCCATCGACATGTTCGGGATGCGGTACATGGCGCGTGCCATGAGCTTCACAAGATCGGTAGCAGCGGTATTCAGCTGCGTTCCGGTCACACCAACGAGATCGCTCACGTCGATGTTGGCGATGCGGACAACGTAGCGCCAGTCCTTCACGACCAGGCCGTTCTTCCACTGGTAACGGGTGGCGTAAGCCTGGAGACGGTTGTTGCCGTCATACACGGTCTGCTCGCCGAGATCCTCGTGCATGAGACCAGCGGTCGAACCCTTCGGGAACGGGCAGTAGACGGTGTTGTCGCCCCAAACAACGAGGTACACCGAAGTGTTGTCGCTGCCGGAGCCGCCGCCTTCGATGATGTTCTGGCCGACGCCCGACGAGCCGGGGGTCGCCGAGTAACGGGCCGCGAGGCCGAGGAACGACTTCGGCTCGATGGCGGGGTTGCCATAGAACATCGTGACCGCCTGCGTCTGGTTCATGGCCTCAAGGAAAGCCACGTCTTCGGACAGGCGGAACTGCGCGGTGTTGCCGTTCAGCATGGCGAGATCCTTATCGACCTCGCTGCGAGCCTCGAGGATGCCGCAGGCTTCATCAACCTGGGCCGTCTGCGACTTGCTGTTCGGGATGCCCTGGTTAAGGGCGCGCCAGTACACGGCCGGGAGGCCGGTGCGGATGACGACACGCTCGCCGGTGGGCAGGTTGCCCTCCTTGAACACGCAGTCCTCGAGGATCTCGTTCGACTGCGAGAGGAGTTCCGCGACGACCGGAACG